CAACAAATCAAATGTGTTAAAAAAAAATAGAAATATTAAGCAAAAAACAGATATAACGCAATTATTTAAGTTAATATACGAAAAAAAGAGTTTTTTTGCATTAATTTTAATAACTTTAGTAATTCAGCTTTACATTACTTATTATGTAAGTGAAAATTTTGATATAGAAAAAGACGAAGATCCTAAAACATTCAACCCTAAACTTATTGCCGCATATATAACTGCCTTTATATTAATTCTAATTCTAGCGCTTATTACTATGCCACCAGAGTTAAAATTTATATTATTTTCTCTCTTTTCTTGCGCGTTTGGAATAATTTTAGGATACAGAAAGTCAATTTATGATCCTAATACAATAAAAACAGCATATATAGGAACAATCAGCATTTTTGTTTCAATGTTTGCGTTTGGAGTAGCACTAATAGCAAGCAATATTAGATTAGGTTATATGTTTGGTCTAACTTTATTTTTTGCCCTATTATTTTTACTGATTATAAGCATAGTTCAGTTTTTTATTATTCAATCTTCTTTTCTTTATAAAATATTAGTAATATGTTCTTTAATGTTATTTTCTGTTTACATTGTATATGATACAAATATTATATTACAACGCGATTATGGTGGAGATTTTATATCAGCATCATTAGCTTATTATTTAGATATAATAAATATTTTTTCCAATCTATTAAGTGTAAGTGGATTTGATGAATAACTATAGCTATTGCTAGTACAAGCCTATGGTGTAGGAATAAAGTTCCAACCCAAATCTAAACAAATCTTTTTCCATATTTGGTCTTGTTCTACACGCTTTTCTCTGTCTTTTAACATAGGAAAATAGGGCAAAAAATGTGTTTCATTTAATAATTCACATAACTTATAAAGTGTATAATAATAATTCAAAAAATTAACGCGCTCTTTTGGGCAATATTTAGAATATGGTTTTTGTAATTCAATAAATAGATTACATAATGTTTCTTCCAATTCGGAACTCATTATTGGTGGTTTTATACCTAATTTATCTTTAATAAATGGTATGTGTTCATAATATTTATTATAACCTAAATTCTTCAAAATTTCCTTTGTTTTATTATTTGTTAGCTCATTAATGCTAATGCGTTCTTTCTTGATTTTATATTTAATATTTTCAAACACTTCATCAGGAATATTTGTGCTTTCTTTTGCCTGAAATTGTGCCAATATTTCCTTTAAATGATTAATTCGTTTATAAGCATAAAAAGAAACTTCTTTAGGTGGTTCTTTATATGATGGTTTATCGATTTCAATTAAATTTTTAATAATATTAGAGCAATTATTACAAACCGATATGCCATCAGACTCCACATAAACCATTTCACCTCTATTACACACACTACAAATATCAGAAGGATATATAAAATTGTCATAATTTAAATATAAATAATCAATATTGTTAAAATATTTATCAATTGAATTTTTTGTGCTATTGTTAGCATTAGCATTAGAACTAGCACTAGCATTAGAATTAGAATTAGTTCCATTATATTCGTCATTATGTGATGTAGAAAAAAATTTGTGTATTATATCATTTTTGTTTGGATTAGTTGTTATTAAATCACTATTAGAATTAGAAATATTTTTTTTATTTTCAAAGTAATCAAATATATATTTTGAATTATTTAAATAATATTCATTCTTTTTTCTCTCAAGAGAATGGATTAAATTCTTATATTTTTTTATATTTTCAATTAGAGTTTGATTTTTAAGACTATTATTAGAATTTTGTAATAACGATTCCAGCTTTTCTATAATTTTTAAATATTTAGGAATAATTACTTCCTCATTTTGTTTAAACGAATTACTTATTTCATTATGCTTACTATCCAATGTTGTTTTAATAATATTTGCTTTTTTCATAGCTACTTATAATATTAGTATATTATAATGTTTATTATTATATTACAATATATTGAATAATATTTATTGATTATTAATATTTAATAATTAATTAATAATTAAATTAATTAATTAATAATTAAATTAATTGTAAAAATTTTTTTTCTTTAGGAATATTATAAAAAAATGGCTGGTGGTTTAATGCAATTAGTCGCCTATGGCGCTCAAGATGTATATTTAACAGGTAATCCCCAAATTACTTTCTGGAAGGTCACATACAGACGTCACACTAATTTTGCGATGGAGTCCATTGAACAAACATTTAACGGACAAGCGGATTTTGGTCGCCGTGTTACTTGCACTATTTCAAGAAACGGTGATTTGGCTTATCGCACATATTTACAATTAACTCTTCCCGAAATTGGTCAATCATTATCTGAACCCAAAGACAATGTATATGCTAGATGGTTAGATTTCCCAGGCGAGCAGCTAATTTCACAAGTTGAAGTTGAAATCGGTGGTCAGCGCATTGACCGTCAATATGGTGACTGGATGCACATTTGGAATCAGCTCACTTTGTCCAAGGAACAAGAGCGTGGTTATTACAAGATGATTGGCAATACCACACAATTAACATATGTATGCGACCCTACATTTGCGGCGGTTGATGGCCCTTGCTCGGCTGATGGTGTGCGCCAAGTTTGCGCTCCACGCAAAGCGCTACCAGAAACCACTTTATACATTCCTCTACAATTCTGGTATTGCCGCAATCCCGGCTTAGCTCTACCTTTAATTGCGCTACAATATCACGAAGTTAAAATCAATTTAGACATTCGCAACATTGAAGAGTGCTTGTGGGCTGTATCTAGTTTAGATGGACAAGGCACAAAAATTACTAATGCATACAAACAATCATTAGCCGCTGCTTCGCTATTTGTTGATTACATTTTCTTAGATACCGATGAACGCAGACGTATGGCGCAAAATCCACACGAATATTTAATTGAACAGTTACAGTTCACTGGCGATGAGTCGGTTGGTTCATCGTCCAATAAAATTAAATTAAATTTGAATCATCCATGCAAAGAATTAATCTGGGTCGTTCAGCCAGATGCCAACGTCGACTATTGTGCGTCATTAGTTGCTGGTTCTGCGCTAAATACATTATTGGGAGCTCAACCATTCAATTACACCGATGCTTTAGATGCCTTGCCAAATGCGGTTCATGCGTTTGGTTCAAAGACAACAATTAGTGGAACTAACGAATTTATTAATACTTCAGGTGCTTTTGAAGACATGTGGGCAAATCAGATTAAACCAGCATCTATTAGTGGAACACCTGTAAGTGTTACAAATGCTGCAGGTGTAAGAATAGATCTTGGGGTAACCAATACTGGTGGTCTAATTGCTGGAGCTCTACCAGGTACACAGGCGCGTGGACCACTAGGAGAAAATAATATTGAAGACTCGGGTGTATCTGATGCCGGAACCTTTGTTTTAGCTGAAACTGCGTTAGACATGCATTGCTGGGGTGAAAATCCAGTTGTAGTTGCCAAATTACAGCTTAACGGTCAGGATCGCTTTTCGGAGCGTGAAGGCACCTATTTTGACCTCGTTCAGCCATTCCAGCACCACACCCGTGCACCAGACACCGGCATTAATGTGTATTCGTTTGCTCTAAGACCTGAAGAGCATCAGCCATCTGGCACCTGCAATTTCTCGCGCATTGATAATGCTACTCTCCAATTAGTATTGTCGAACGCTACAGTTCAGGGTGTAAATACTGCCAAAGTTCGCGTATATGCGGTTAACTACAACGTTCTTCGTATTATGTCGGGTATGGGTGGCTTAGCATATTCCAATTAAATTAAAGTCAAATAAAAATAAGACAAATAAGACAAATAAGACAAATAAGACAAATAAGACAAATAAGACAAATAAGACAAATAAGACAAATAAGTCAAATTTTATAAAATTTACAAATAATATTATTTTAATAATAATATTATTTTACTATATTAGTATTAGTTCTAATGCAAATAATTAGTGTTAAAAATAGTTTTTATTTTACATATGTATTTTTAATTACTACAGGAGTAATTACATTTATTGAGGCATTACGAAACCCTATTCCACAAATTCGCCATATTATGAATTTAGAAACTTGTATATCAATTATTGCTGGTTATTTTTATGGAGTATTTATAGAACTATTAGATAAATCAGAAGAAAAAAGTGTATTAACACAAGAAACACAAATTACACAAAAAACACAGCTAACACAAAAAACGCAAATAACAAATGAAATAAAAAAAACAGCAGAAAAAGACACTGCTCCATTAACTAGTCCAGACTCTGAACATAAACTACCAATAGAGAAAATAAATGATATGCGCTATTCTGATTGGGTAATTAGCACACCATTAATGTTATTAGTATTATCTCTCGTTTTGGGTTATGAAAATAAAGTAGACGTCCATTTTTTTTCATTTGCATTGGTCCTATTTTTCAACTTTTTAATGTTGGGTTTTGGATATGTTGGAGAAATCAACTTATTAAATAGAACATTAGCAAATTTTATAGGTTTTATATTCTTCTTTTTAACTTATGGAACTATTTGGAAACTATTTCTGACTGGTTCTAAAGTAACAAAGCAATCCAAAATAATATTTTGGCTATATTTAGGATTATGGTCTTTATATGGTGTCTTTTATCAGACAAATGAAACAACAAAAATGATTGGTTATAATATGCTTGATTTATTAGCAAAAGCATTTATAGGACTATTCTTTTGGTTATATTTATCAAAAATAGTTCGATTTTAAAGCATTAAAGTGATTTATAAAAAAAATTTGCTTTTATAGTATGTATTATGCTATATGCTTTATGCTTTACCACAATTTATTATAATAAATTTCACTAATTACTTCTATTAATTCATTTGCTAATTTGTCTTCATCAATATCAAAGAAGCAGTGTATTTTATCAAGGATTAACGATGCTTTATCTTCTGGCCATAGTTCCTTATCTCCTGGTTCGCGCAATAATGTATTATATACATAAGTTATTACAGGAATGTCTTCACACGTCATGCTAACTTGTTTTATATGTTCAATATAATGTTGAACAAATGGCAAATCTATAGTAAATGTTACATCACTAAATGTTTGAGGTTCTAATGCCTTCCTATATTTCAAGTATTCAATTATTAAAATTTCATTAGCATAAGCATCACAAATAGTTCGCGCACATATGTTTTTAAATTTATTTTCTATATATGCTCCTGTTAATAGTTCAATATTAAGATGAGGTTCATAATTAGTTTTTTCAATTAGCATTTGCTGCTTTAGCATTATATAGTATATATTGATTAGTAATAAAAATAAATTAGTAATCAATTTTATTTAATGTAAATCATGTTTTTCAATAACAATAGTAAACAATATAAACAATAGCATACAAAACATATATAAAAAAAAATTGATTTAAATATAATTTAATAAATTATATTAAAACACTACTATTATGGCGTCATTCATTCAAGAAGTTGTTGCTATTATTGACCGGTCGGGTTCTATGTCTGGCAAAGAAGCAGATACTGTTGGTGGTATTAATTCAACATTAGACATTATTAGACAAGATTTAAAGCCGGGTGAGCGTGTAAATGTAT